TTTCCATACCATTTAAGATTACATCAATCTTTCTACTAGTACCATCTCCATTCCTAGACATGTTCCAGAATGGTGATGTCCATTCAGGGAATTCTGTAATCATACCTCTACCGATGGCTGCTTCATGACCGTGATCTAATTCACGAACTTTGTATTCATCTTGCCATTCACCATAGGTTTTGATGTTTGCTGCCTCTAATGGTATTCCTAGATGTTCACATAATTCAATTTCCATCTTTTCAAGTTCTTCTACACCTCCATGCATTTCAAATTCAAACATGGGGAAGATTGTTTCATGTCTACCTGGAACTGGATTAGGTTCTGCTCTGTATGATGTGGATAAGCAGAAGAATCCTGGTGCTTCTGGGTTTTTAAGTAATTCATACTCTAACCACATCTGACCTGTCTGTGGTAATGGCCAGATATTTCCACCATAGTTATATGTTGCGACGGTTTCTGGATCTTCACAAGCAGCAAGGATACTTAATCTATTCTGTGTGTGGACTTCGTAGAAACCTTTAGCCAAAAAAAATGACCTTAATAGGTCAAGTGTCTTGGTATATTTTTTTGGGTCAATCAGCGCAGTCATTATTTCTAGACAAAACTAATTTATTTAGTAAATAAATACCTTTAGTAATCTATCTGTGAGGAAATGGAAGAATTTGAACAACCATTCTTACAGATGAATTGTGATATTAATGATGTAAGACTTTTACACGATTCTGTAGAGTTCTATTTGGAGAACTATCCACATACAGAAAACCTTGAAAAATTAGCAGATAGGATACAACACTTAAAGACATTTAAGAAAACATTGTATTCAATGCTATTGGAATATAACTTCCACAAAGAATAAATAACTACACTAAAAAGATTATAACCATGAAGCCTACTCCTAAACAATACAGAGAAGCATATGAGAGGATGGAAAAACTTTCCAATTATCTCATTCGTGAAGGATATGCTGAAACCCCTGAAATGGCAGACAATATCATTATGGGAATGAGTGAAGAGTGGTACAACCAAGTTTTAAAGCACGAAGAGTAAACATATACTAATATTGAAATCTTTTTTATGGGTCATTTGATCATATCAAAAAAGGATGAAGTGTATCTTCATGTCAAAGCGGATTCTCATATCTATTATGAGTTAGCGGATCTGTTTACTTTTGAAGTGCCTGGTGCTAAATTCTCTCCAGCATATCGAAAGAAATATTGGGATGGAAAGATTAGATTATTTAATATTAAGAAGGAAGAAATTTATATTGGTTTATTAGAAAAGATACTTGATTTTTGTGAACAGCATAAGTATACATACGAATTTGTAGATAACGAACAATATGGTCCTCCCTTTGAGTTAGATAAAACTCTTTCAAAGGAAGGTGTCAAAGGTTATATGACTGCTATTAGTAAGTATAAACCTAGGGACTATCAGATTGATGGAGTATACGATGCTCTACGACATAGAAGAAGGCTACTGTTATCTCCAACTGCATCAGGAAAGTCTCTGATGATATATTCCCTCGTTCGATATTACATAGACAAGCATCAAAAAATACTTCTAGTTGTGCCAACGACATCTCTCGTAGAGCAGATGTATAAGGATTTTGAAGATTATGGATGGGATTCTTCTTCATATTGTCATAGAATTTATTCTGGTAGAGAGAAAACTAATGACAATCCCGTCACTATTACTACCTGGCAATCTATCTATAATCTTCCAAAGAAGTGGTTTGATAGGTTTGGTGTGGTTATAGGAGATGAAGCACACCAGTTTAAATCAAAATCACTAATCTCCATTATGACCAAGTTAGTGGATACCAAGTATAGATTTGGGTTTACTGGAACTTTAGATGGATCAGAGACTCACAAGTGGGTGTTAGAAGGACTATTTGGGTCAGTATATAAGATCATCAAAACTGACGATTTAATGAAGAAAGGTCATATCGCAAATTTAGATATTAATGTGCTTCTATTGAAACACCCACCACAGAAGTTTGAAGTATTTGAAGATGAAGTTCAATATATCATCGGTCATAATCGTAGAAATAACTTTATTAAAAATCTTGCTCTTGACTTAAAAGGTAATACTTTGATATTATATGCAAGAGTAGAAGGGCATGGTCAACCACTATACGAATTAATAAATAGTAATAACCTACTTGAAAATCGCCATGTCTTTTTTATTCATGGTGGGGTGGATACCGAAAACAGAGAGAAAGTTCGAACTATCACTGAGAAAGAGAATAATGCTATTATCGTTGCCTCGTACGGCACCTTTTCTACCGGCATTAATATCAAAAATCTACACAACGTAATTTTTGCTTCACCCTCTAAATCCAGAATAAGAAATCTTCAATCTATCGGTAGAGTCCTCAGAAAAGGAGATAACAAAACAAAAGCAACTCTATATGATATAGCTGATGATATCAGTTATAAGTCAAGGAAAAATTACACCTTGAACCACTTAATTGAAAGAATTAAAATTTACAACGAAGAAAACTTCAATTATGATATTGTAAATATACCCCTCAAGAACTAATGGACGAAGAATTCCACTCTATTATAAAACTTATATCTGGAGAAGAAATATTAGCACTTGTTTGTGTTGATGATAATGATGGCGACCCTGTAATTACTGTTAAGCATCCTATCATTATGAAAATGATTGCCAATAGTAGAGGAATGTACGTTAAAGTAAAACCTTGGGTAGAGTTATCAGACGAAGAGATTTTTGTAATAAAGGGTGATAAAATATTAACAATGACGGAAACGAAGAATAAAAAACTTATTGCTTTATATAATAATTACGTAAATGATGATCCAGAAGTACCTAATTTTACTGGTCAAGTAAAACCATCAGAAGAAATGGGTTACGTTTCTTCCGTAGAAGATGCTCGAAAGAAACTTGAAGATATCTTTAATGGTGTTAATAAAAACTAAGATACAATTCCTATCAACCCTCACAAAGGTTATTCTACTGATAATTTGATAACTTGTCAAGCCCCAAAAGTATGCTATAATAGGTTATAGCGATAAGGACAACAAATGCTATGCCTAAAAAGAAGACCGAACATTATGTAAATAATAAAGAACTGCTAGAAGCATTGATTGTTTACCGTGCGAAGGTTGCTGAAGCAAAAGAGAAAGGATTACCAAAACCACGTATTACCAATTATCTTGGTTCTTGCTTTTTAAAGATTGCTACTCACTTATCATACAAACCCAATTTTGTGAATTATATGTTTAGGGATGATATGATATCAGATGGTATTGAAAATTGTGTGCAGTATATACACAACTTTGATCCAGAGAAGTCTAGAAACCCGTTTGCTTATTTTACCCAAATTATTCACTATGCTTTTTTGAGAAGGATTCAAAAAGAGAAAAAGCAATTGGATATTAAAACAAAGATTATTGAAAGAACAGGATTCGATGAAGTTATGGTAGTTGATGATACTGCTCTTGCTGGTGGTAGTTCCGATTATAATACTATTAAAGATAATATTCAGTATCGCAATAGTAACCGATGAAAATTAAATTCGATCATAGTAGTCAACGCTACTATGTCTTTTATGATAATCGTTTAGTTTGGTTTGATAATTATGATCAAGCAGAAGATTGGATTCAATTGAATCAACTGGAGGATGAGGAATGAAAATTACTCAAAAGATTATCGACGATCTTACTGTAGCACTAGCACATACCAAGAAAGATGGAACCGAAAATTGGAAAGACGGTGACGAAATCGAAGTATGTATTGGCGGAACTTTTGCCAATGATAAATTCATTACTTTGCTGAATAGATCCAAAGATAAATGAAGATAGGTATTATAACCGATACTCACTACGGATGTAGGAAAGGTTCGAAGCATTTTCACGATTACTTCGAAAAGTTCTACGCAGATATCTTCTTTCCTACTTTAGAGAAAGAGGGTATTAATACTATTGTTCATATGGGTGATATATTTGATAGTCGAAAGTCTATTGATTATCAGAGTCTTGAGTGGGCAAAGAGAGTTGTATTTGAACCATTAAAGAAATATAAAGTTCATTTGATTACTGGTAACCATGATTGCTATTATAAGAATACAAATGAGGTTAACTCACCTGAACTCTTATTAAAAGATTACACAAATATTAAGACGTATAGTTCTCCAAAGACAATTAAGATTGGTGGATTAAGTATTCTATTACTACCTTGGATTTGTAGTGAAAACTATAAAGAGTCTTTGGGTGCTATTAATAAGAGTAAATCAAAGATCGTTATGGGTCACCTTGAGATTAATGGATTCAGGGCAACTCGTGGTCATACAATGGAAGATGGTATTGATGTATCTACCTTTAGTAAATTCGATAAAGTCTTCTCTGGACACTTCCACACCCGTTCTAATGACGGACAGATCTATTACCTAGGAAATCCCTATGAGATGTTCTGGAACGATGTGAACGATCCTAGAGGGTTTACTATATTTGATACGGAAACCCTTACCCATACTTCAATTGATAATCCATATAAATTATTCTATAACATATATTATGAAGATACCAATTATAAACTGTTTAATGCCACTGAATATCAAAATAAGATTGTTAAGGTAATCGTTCGTAAAAAGACTAAACCAAAACAATTTGAAAGATTTATCGATAAACTCTATTCGGTTGGTGTTCAAGATTTAAAGATTATTGAAAATTTTGATATTAATGAGAATGAAGACTTTGAGATAAGTGAAGAGGAAAATACTATTTCAATTTTGAATCGTTATATTGATGAATCGGAATTTGATTTTGATAAGAATATTATCAAAGGTATCTTTCAAGATCTGTATAAACAAGCTTGTGAGGTAGAATAGTGTATCTTCTTACACTTCGAGATAGAAAAACCGATGGTGCTTATGCTGTTTCTGATCAGTATGGGGAGAAAGTCCTTTTTCTTTTTCAAGATGAAGATGATGCAACACGTTACGCATTGATGCTTGAAGACAATGCTGAATACAAGAGTCCTATGGAGGTAATTGAAGTTGACGATGAAATTGCTATTAAAACGTGTAAGATGCATAATTACAAATATGCTGTCATTACACCTGATGATTTTGTGATTCCACCTAAGAATGATAACGTTTAAGAAAATACGCTGGAAGAATTTCTTATCCACTGGTAATCAATTCTCTGAAATAGACCTCCAGAAAAATAAGACTAATCTTGTAATTGGGACTAATGGTGCTGGTAAATCCACAATGCTGGATGCCTTAACCTTTGGGTTATTCAATAAAAGTTTTCGTAAGATTACAAAACCTCAATTGGTAAATACGACCAATGAAAAGGATTGTGTTGTAGAAATTGAATTTGCTGTTAATAATAGAGATTATCTTGTTCGTAGAGGTATTAAACCAAATATATTTGATATAGAAGTTAATGGAACTCTTTTAAAGAGAGAGTCTGATGATCGTATCAATCAGAAGATTTTAGAAGAAAATATTCTTAAGGTAAATTATAAATCGTTTACTCAAATTGTTATCTTGGGTAATAGCACCTTTGTGCCTTTTATGCAATTAACAAGTGCTAATAGGAGAGATGTTATTGAGGATCTTTTGGATATTAGAATCTTCTCTGCTATGAATGCTTTGATTAAGGAGAAGATAAAAGTTCAAAAGGATAAGGTTAGATCATTAGAACTTAAGAAGGAAACGGTCAAGGAAAAGATGACCATGCAAGAGAATTTTATAGAGGAGATTAAGAAGCAAGGTAAGGATGAAATCAAAGAGAATAAGGATAAAATTAAAGTCCTAGGAATAGAAAATGATACCCATTTAGAGCATAATGAGTTACTAGAATCTAATGTAGAAGACCTTTTAAAGGAGCAAGAAGAGGTTACTGGAGCATCTGAAAAGTTAGTGAAACTTAATAATCTTAAGGGTAAAATTACTCAAAAAGTAGCAACAATTACCAAAGAACATAAGTTTTTCACAGAAAATACGGTGTGTCCTACCTGTGATCAGAACATAGAAGAAGAGTTTCGTTTAAATAGAATCGATGGTGTTCAAAATAGAGCAAGGGAGCTCCAGCAAGGTTTCAAAGACCTTGAAGAGACCATTAAGTCGGAACAAGAACGAGAACACCAATTTAACAAACTATCAAAGGAGATTACCAAACTCAACCATGACGTTTCTCAAAACAATACTCGGATCAGCCTTAACCAAAGACAGATCAGAGATCTTGAAGATGAAGTTCAAACTATTACCCAACGACTTAAAAACAGAAATTCTGAGAATGAGAAATTAAAAGAGTTTAAAACAAACCTCCAAAATATAACCGAAGACCTATCTACAAATAGAGAAGAAATCGTTCATTACGATTTTGCCTATTCCTTACTTAAGGACGATGGCGTTAAGACGAAGATTATTAAAAAGTATCTTCCGTTCATAAATCAGCAGGTTAATCGTTACCTACAGATGATGGACTTTTATATTAACTTCCATTTGGATGAAGAGTTCAACGAAACGGTAAAGTCACCTATCCACGAAGATTTTTCTTATAGTTCTTTTAGTGAAGGTGAAAAAATGAGAATAGACCTAGCCCTACTCTTCACTTGGAGAGAAGTCGCAAGAGTCAAAAATTCCGTTAATACTAATCTGCTGATTATGGATGAAGTGTTTGATAGTTCCCTAGATGGATTCGGAACAGATGAGTTCCTTAAGATTATCCGTTTTGTAATTAAAGACGCAAACACTTTTGTTATCTCCCACAAATCTGGTATGGAGGACAAATTTGAAAGTGTCATAAGGTTTGATAAAACCAAAGGATTCTCACGTATAATACAGTGATGACTACTCCAAACTGGCAACACAATTCGGGGAAGCCACCGAAACGAAAATTAAAACCACAAGCACTACGTGCAGCAAGAGAAAGACGTAGACAGTTGATAAAGCGTCTACAACAGCGTCCAAAGGGACGCTTTTTTAGTATAATAGGTTTATCAAACAAAAAAGTACATGGCAGTTAGACACGAAATTAAATCCCAATTAGCAAAGTTACTTGCTACCGAAGATCTG